TCATTTCTGTTTTGAAATAGATGATGAATGGGTGGTAGGTTATGGATTAGATGATAATTCATTAAAAAGAAATTATAGAAACATTTATAAAATAAATTGAAAAAGATTAGGTTATATGAAATATATTTCTTATCTTTATATAAATAAAAAGAAAAAGTTATGAGAAAGGCAAAAGCGCAAGCTAAACGAATAAAATCATTAATATCATATCCAGATGCTAAAAAACATCAAATAATTAGTTTTATTAAATCAGGAATTAGAATATTTGGATACATATTATTTACAGTTGATATACCGACAGCAGTTGTTGTTTTAGTATTGAGTGAAATATTAGGAATTTTTGAAGAACTAGTTTAAATGTATCAAGCAGTATCATATCACAAACGTACTAATAAAGTACACATATGGGATGACCAAAAAGGTCATATTGAAGTAGACTATAAGCCTTATGCATATCGTAAATCTGATTATGGTAGATTTGTAGCATTAGATGGTAAACAAGTTGAAAAGGTTTATAATCCAGACCCAGGAGATAGAGGTTTATATGAAGCTGATATCAATCCAGAAATGAGGACATTGATTGACATGTATACAGACTCTGATGATGCATCGGTAGGACATAATACATTGTTTATTGATATTGAGGTTGATATCGAAGATGGATTTCCGACACCGGAAGAAGCTCAGCATGAAGTAACCTCAATTGCAATTTATGATCAATTAGGCGATCAAAGATTTGTTTGGATATTAGATAAAGATAATGTAGTTGATAATGTAGTCCAATCTGGATATGAAGTTTCATCATGTTCAGATGAAAGAATCTTGTTAGCTAGATTTTTAAACAAGTATCAAGAAATTCGACCAACAATTATAACTGGTTGGAATATAGACTTTTTTGATATTCCATACTTGTACAATAGAATGGTAAGGATATTAGGAGAAAAACAAGCGAGAGGGCTATCTCCAATTAATGATGTGATATGGTTAAAACATAGAAATAGATATAGAATATCAGGAGTATCATGTTTAGACTATATGGCACTTTATAAGAACTTTACTTATAATCAAGAATCAAGTTATTCACTTGAAGCTATATCACAAAAAGAATTAGGTAAAGGTAAGATGAAATATGAAGGCTCATTAAATGATTTGATGAGAGATGATATACAAGGTTATATTGATTACAACATGAATGATGTTGATTTGGTTTGGGAGATAGATGAGAAGATGAAACTTATTGATTTGGCTAGAAGTATATGTCATAAAGGCCATGTTCCATATGAAGACTTTTTATTTCCAACTAGATATCTAGATGGTGCGGCATTAACATATCTGAAACGATTAGATATTGTATCACCTAGTAGAAAGCCAAGAACTTCAGATGAGCCATTAGAATTACTAGGAGCATATGTAAAAGCACCTAATCCAGGTAGATATAAGTGGGTTTACGACCTCGATTTAACATCTCTGTATCCTAGTATCATCATGACATTGAATGTTTCTCCAGAAACTAAAGTAACTAAATTGCAGAAGTTTGATGGCCATGCATATGTAAAAAATAAAGGACAGCATTATTCTGATGAATGGAATGGTTGGGAAACTAGTCAAGATTTGAGAGAATATTTAGAAAAGAATAAATATTCAATTGCCGCTAATGGTGTTGTATATGATACTCAAATAAAAGGATTTCTGCCAAGTATATTGGATAAATGGTTTAATGAAAGAGTTGAATACAAAAATTTAAGAAAGAAGTATGAAGCTGAAGGCGATGAAGCCAAAGCAGAATATTTTGATAGGATGCAATTGGTAACTAAAATTTTATTGAATTCATTTTACGGTGTACTAGGTAATCCAGGTTTTAGATTTTTTGATCCTGATAATGCAGTAGCCATTACAAGTACAGGACAGCAATTAATTAAGTTCACAGCTGATATTGGAAATAAATTTTATACAAGAGAGTTAGGCATAGAAAAAGATTATTGTATTTATACAGATACAGATTCAACTTTCTTTTCATCATTACCAATTATAAAACATCGGTATCCAGATTATAATGAAACAAATGAAAAATGGATGGCAGATAAAACAATAGAAGTTGCAGACGAAGTTCAAGGATTTATCAATAGGTCATATGATATATATGGTAAACGATTTCATAATGTAGATATTCATAGATTTGATATTAAACAAGAAAATGTTGCTAAGGCCGGTTTATGGATTGCAAAGAAACGATATGCACAATGGATAATTAACGTTGAAGGCCATACCGTTTCAAAATTAGATGTAAAAGGATTAGATGTTGTTAGATCATCCTTTCCACCATCATTTAGAAAATTTATGGCTGAAGTTTTAGAAGACATTTTAAATGATACTGATAAGCCAACATTAGATGAAAAGATTCTTAAGTTTAAAGAATATATGAAAACATTAGGCCTAATGGAAGTAATGTTTCCAGTCGGTGTTAAAAATGTAAAAAAATATACTAGGAAAGGAGATGCACCATTTGCTGTGAGATTAAAAGGCACACCAATCCATGTTAAGTCGGCATTAAATTATAATGACATGTTACGACATCATAAAATAAAATCAGTACGTGGAATTATTAACGGTGAAAAAATTAAATGGACATATTTAAAAAATAATTCTATGGGTTTAGAAACAATGGCTATGAAAGGATATGATGATCCAGAGCCAATAGAAAAATTTGTAGAACAATACATAAATCATGATAAAGTTTTCAAATCAGCATTTGCTAACAAATTGAATGATTTTTATGGAGCAATGAATTGGGGTAGAATTCCCGAAAATAATAATTTAGGAAAATTTTTTGCATTTGATAATTAAAAAAGTAGTTAAATAATTTGGTTGTTTGCAAAAAATTTCTTATATTAATATAAATTAGAAAAATATGTACGGAAAAAGTTACTGGTATGGTAAAGAAGTAGAAGGAAGGTTATCTGATATAGAGACAGTATTTGTTAGAGGACAATTGCCTAAAAATTATAAAGAATATCCTCATGTATATTTTACAATTGAATATATTGAAATGTGCTGTGTACATGGTAATTGGGATGATATTCATAGTATATTAGAGACAAAACAGTATGTGACAATTGAAGCTAATTCAAAAACAATGGATAAGATTCCAATGTCTATATTTAATAGAGCACATGTTATATACAGAATATCAGATATCCATGTTGCCAAACTTAAGAAGACAGATACATTATCAATTGATGCCGGCTGGTATCGTGTACATCAAATTACAAAATGTAATATGATGGAAATTAACCCAGATGATTATAAATTTGACAGAATAAACGAATAAAAATTATGAAAAGAAACGTATTTTATTTTGGTCTAGAACCATTAAAAGCTAGGTATACATATCAATTATGTAAAGAATGGATGCCTAAAACATTTGAAACATATTCAAATAAATTAAATTTTATCGATGTAGATGGAGACTTTGATGAAGATTGTGAAATTAAAGTTGGTGCAGTATTAGATGCAATTGGTAGAGGTAAATATAGTTTATCTCAATGCCAAAACTTCTTACAAATGTTGTATGATGATAAAGTGAATGACGGTGATATAATATTCTTGCAAGACTATTGGACACCAGGAGTTGAGGCCATATGGTATGCATTAGATCTATATGGATATAAGAATGTAAAGGTATATACAATGTGTCATGCTCAGTCAGTAGATGAGTATGATTTTACTTGGCCAATGAGAGATTGGATGCGCCCATATGAATTAGGATTGGATAAAAGATTGACTGGTATATTTGTAGGTAGTTCTATTCATAAAGAACAATTAAGATCTGCCGGATTCAATGCTCCAATACATGTTGTTTCATTGCCAATACATAAACAGGCAACATTAGAAAAACTTCCAGCCGGATCATATAAAAAGAAAAATACAATTGTATATTCATCTAGATTAGATAAAGAAAAGAATCCTTTCTTTATGATGAAAGTTGCAGAAGCCTTTTTGCAAAATCATCCAGATTATGAATGGCATGTAACTACATCAGGTAAATCATTTAGATCAATGTTACCAGGTGTTATAGATGCATTAACTTTATTAGCAGAGAAGCAGCCTAGATTTAAACTAATGACAGGATTAACAAAAGAAGAATATTATACAGAATTAGCAACATGTAAGATTCAATTCAATTCCGCATTACAAGATTATGTATCATGGACAGTTATTGAATCGACAGCATTTGGTGCTGATATAGTATTTCCATTCTTCAGAAGTTTTCCAGAATTTATAGATGCTGATAGAATGTATAAACCATTTGATGTTAAAGATGCATTAGAAACAATAGAAGATGCATTAGAAACGCCTAGAGTTCATCCACATATAGTTGAGAGATCTGATTTAGGAAGACGAATGGAAGGTTATATTATTGCTAATGATTATGAAAATGAATTATGTGTTTGGCATGAAAAGGAATTATGTGAAGCATTATTAGAACAAGAGAACGTATGAAAGATTTAATTTATTATCCATCATTATCTGCAGGAGGCTGTGCAGGAGACTTTAAAAAGAATAAAGAAGTTAAGCCCGGATTATCGTGTAGATTTTATGATAAAGACTTTCCTGAAAGATGGAGACATCCATATTTTCTTATAACTGCTGGTCATCATTATAAATGGATGGATGCAAGAGAAAGGTATGGATTAGAAGATGATGTCCTAGTATTAGGCGATTCAGGAGGTTTCCAATTAGCCACCGGTGCTATTAAATGGGACCCATCTTTTAAGAAAACTATATTTGATTGGTTAGAAGCAAATTGTGATTTAGGAGTTAATTTAGATATTCCTCCTAGAGCAAAATATGATGGAAAGTTTTATGAATGTATGGATATTAGTTATGATAACTTTAAATATTTTGCAGATAATCAAACTGGTAAATGTAAATTCTTAAATGTTATTCAAGGTAATAATGTTGAAGAATATGAGGCGTGGTATCAGAAAATGAAAGATTTTGAATTTAATGGTTGGTGTATCGGAGGAGCTCAAAAAAGAGTTACTATGTTTATGTCTGCATTAGTTCCAATGATTAAGAATAGAGAATTTGAAAAAGTAAGAAATCAATTTATACATGTATTAGGTATTTCAAAAATTTCAGATTTCTTTATGTTAAGTTTCTTTCAAAAGATGGTAAACAAATATCATGGAGGTAGAATACAAATATCAACAGATTCAAGTTCACCTGGGCTATATCCTGTATATGGAACTTATTTGCATTCACCTCAATTAAGTAAAATGACTTTTACAGATTTATACTTTCCAAAAGGTGAAAATCTTCCTTATAATGCTGATGACTTAGTTCCTAATCCGTTAGGACATCCAGTATCAGAAGGAATGACATTTGGTGAAGTATCAAATTATAAAGGTGATGTGACAATGAAAATGACATTAAATAATTTATTTGTATTTAATGAAACTGTTAGGCAAGTAGAAGAAATAGTAAAATGTCATAACGAACTACTACAAACAGTAGTACCGAGAGATTTTTATAGTGTACTGATGAGCATGGAACAAATGTTTCAAGATCCAGACAAAGCTATTCATATCTATAATAAGAATAGACAATTATATGATAGATTTGGTGGTAGCACTAGAGATTTAGTAAATAATGAAGTAATGAACAAATTTTTTGAATAAAAAGGAAATATATGGAAAAGAAAAAATTAATTAGTTTTATTGATAAGTATCATTTAGCAGGTAATGCAAATTCTGTTAAATTAGAAATAAAAGATAAAACAATGCATTGTAATTTTATTACAGATGACCAAAATGTAATAGGCTCAGTAACAATGAAAGGATTTGATGTTGAAGACTGCATACTAGGAGTTTATGCAACATCTCAATTGACAAAATTATTAACAGCATTAGATAATGAAATAGATTTTAAAGTTAGTAAAGCAGATGCAAGTGCATTTTCAATTAAAATATCTGATAAAACAACAAAGGTAACATTTATGTTAGCAGATTTATCAGTTATAAGACAAGTACCAGATCTTAAGAATACACCTGATTGGAACGTGTCATTTGAATTGACAAAGGATTTTACAGATAAATTTATAAAATCAAAAAATGCATTACCAGAAACAGAAAATTTTGCAGTACAATCAAATAATGGAAGAACTGAAATGATTCTTAATTATTCTACTTTGAATACTAATAGAATAACATGGCCTTTGGAAATACCAGGTGCAACAGATTTATCTGCAACATGTTTCTCAGCTAATTTATTTAAAGAAATATTACATGCAAATAAAGATTGTGAATACGGTGAATTAAATGTTTCAAGTGCAGGATTGGCAAAAGTTGTATTTAAATTAGCTGAAGGAGCATCGACTTATTATTTAGTACAATTACAAGCATCATAATGAAAGTAAAATTTAAAAAATTAGTAGATACAGCTATAATTCCATCATATGCAAAAGCAGGTGATGCCGGATTAGATATGGTCGCGACTAAACATTTAGTCAATCCAGATCATAATTTTATTCAATATCATACAGGTATTGCGGTTGAAATACCAGAAGGACATGTAGGATTATTATTTCCAAGATCATCAATATCAAAAACAGATTTGAGATTGGCAAATGGAGTTGGAGTAATAGATTCAGGATATAGAGGAGAAGTTGTATTTAGATATAAGTTTAAAAAGGATACATATTTTGCAGGAATGAAAAGATATGTAGACGGAGACAGAGTAGGTCAATTAATAATAATTCCAATACCACAAATAGATCTTGAAGAAGTTTCTGAATTAACAGATACGGATAGAGGTGATGGTGGATTTGGATCAACAGGTAAATAATATGTTTGGAAATCAAGAACACACATTATGGGTAGAAAAGTTTAGACCCGGTACATTAGATGGTTATGTCGGTAATGAAGATATAATTGATAAGGTTAAAATTTATATAGAATCAGGAGATGTTCCTCATCTGTTGTTTTATGGAGGAGCAGGAACAGGTAAAACTACATTAGCCAAGATTATTGCAAATAATGTTGATGCAGATATCATGTATATAAATGCCTCGGATGAAAATAATATTGAAACAGTTAGAACCAAGATCAAGAATTATGCAAGTACAGTAGGATTTAAAACATGGAAGATTGTTATATTAGATGAAGCAGATTATATGACTCCAAATGGCCAAGCAGCCTTAAGAAATTTGATGGAGACATTTAGTAAGACAACTAGATTTATATTGACATGTAATTATGTTGAAAAGATTATAGATCCTATCCAATCCAGGTGTCAGGTGTTTGGTATTACTCCTCCTAATAAAAAAGAAGTTGCCAAAAGGATTGTGTCAATATTGGAAGAACTTGAAGTGTCTTATGATAACAAAGACCTTGTTACAATTATAAACGCCGGCTATCCTGATATAAGAAGGGTATTAAATGGGTGTCAGAGGCAGGTTATTGATGGAGTATTGAAAATAGATGATACTAGTGTCATGCAAGCAAATTATATGAACAAACTAGTTGAGATAATAAAAAATGATGACAAGAAATCAGCCTTTAAAAATATTAGACAATTGATAAATGATAGTAAAGTTAAAGACTTCTCCGCATTACACAAATATTTATTTGATGAAGTGGATAGTTATGCAACAGGTCATATAGCAGGTGTTATATTAATATTAGCAGAATCACAATATCAAGATGCATTTGCAGTCGATAAAGAATTACATATCATGTCTACAATAGTAAAATTATTAAACGAATTAAAATAAAGGAAAATTATGGCAAAAAATTATAATATACATAATATGAAAGCAGGTCCAGCACAATCAAATGCAGGTCTTAATACAAATATTAATATCAAGCCAGAAGACTTAGATGATATTGTATGTGAACAATGTAGTAGTAAATATTTTAGACAAGTACAGGCATTTAAAAGATTATCAGCACTAATATCACCAACTGGTAAAGAACAAATAGTTCCAGTCCCAGTATATAGATGTGATGAATGTGGATTTATTAACGAATCATTTAGACCAGTTGAAGCAAAAAATAAAAAATAAACCAGCTACATTATTTGACCATTTAGCAAATATAACATGGAAAAAGAAGCCATGGTCAATGCTTACTGAATTAGATCAAAAATCATTTACGCCATATCTAATTAATAGATGGTTATCAATGAATCCAGACTATATAGAAATAGTTGATATGTTTCAACAATATACTATTGGTCCATTAAATAAAAAACATGTGTATCAATTATATTATGATATTTTGCCAAAAGCAAAAACATTTAATAAGTATATAAAAGGAAAGAAAATGAATAAATACAATAAAAGTTTAGTTACAGTAGTTGCAAACCATTATCAAGTTTCTAGAATAGAAGCAGAATCATATATCGATTTATTAGAACAAGATGAAATAACAGATTTACTAAAAATGTATGGCAAACAAGAAAAACAAATTAAAGAGTTATTAAGATGAAAACGATAAAAGCAATAAAAGATTCACCGCGCGCAGAAGAAACTCCGACACATAAAGTAGTATTCAATCAAATTCAAAACGAAATTATTATGCAAAATGAAGAAGCAGTTGTATATTGCGAAAAAGAATATCCAGAAACATGTAATGAGTTTAAGAATATAATGGCAGAACAATATGTTTTATTTTGTAAGAAACAAAAGAATTATGGTCCAGGTAATATATCAGTAGGAACTGATTTAAGAACAGATGGTGATGTTAAATTATCATTAACTGGGTTATGGTTTAGAATAAATGACAAAGTACAAAGATTAAAACAATTAATCATATTAGGACATAAAGATGAAGTTGGAGAATCTGAACTAGATACATTTCAAGATCTATCAGTTTATGGTATAATTGCTCAAATAGTTTCTGCAAAGAAATGGGGCAAATAATTAGGTAATATGAGATTTTTTTCTTATATTTATATATGAATAAGTTCCTAAAATATAATAAGCGAGAGCCGTTACCAGACGAGCGTAAAATTTCATATTCTCAATTTTCTATGTATTCTAGTTGTCCTAAACATTGGGAATTAGCATATGCAAAAGGTTTACGTACTTTTAGTCAATCAATTCATACAATATTTGGTACAGCCATGCATGAAACGTTGCAACATTATTTAACGGTAATGTATGATGATTCTGTCAAGGCTGCAGATGCTATTGATATAAATGATTATTTGAGAGATCAAATGTATACATTATATAAAGAAGCAGTTGATAAAATGGATAATCATTTTTCTAATAAATTTGAATTAGGAGAATTTTATGAAGATGGAGTTGCTATATTAGATTGGTTTAAGAAAAAACGATCTTTATATTTTTCTAGAAAGAATGAAGAACTACTAGGAATTGAAATTCCAATTTATCATCCAGTTAATGAAACAAATGATAAAGTAATGATGTTAGGTTACTTAGATGTAGTTGTAAGAGATAAGCGAGATAATACAATAACTATTATTGATATTAAAACTAGTACAAGAGGTTGGAATAAATGGCAAAAGGCAGATAAAACAAAGACATCTCAATTAGTTTTATATAAAAAATATTTTGCAGATCAATATGGATTTGATGTTGAAAAAATTAACATTAAATATATGATTGTGAAAAGAAAACTAATTGATGGAGCCATGTTTCCGCAAAAAAGAATAACAGAATTTGCTCCTGCAAGTGGTAAACCAACTAGAAATAAATTAGCATCAGAAATTAAATCATTTGTCGATTCAAGTTTTCATGCAGATGGAGCATTTAATTTAGATAGAAATTATGTAGCAAGTGCAGGTAAAAATAATAAAAACTGTAAGTGGTGTGAATTCAAAGATCAACCAGATATGTGTCCAATAGCTAATAGAATTAAAGTATGAAAGTAGCAATAATAGGAAGTAGAGAATATGAGAATATTAGAAAGATTAAAGATACTCTAACTGAATTAAAAAAGAAATTTGGAGAGGATTTAATTATTATATCAGGAGGAGCTCAACATGGTGCAGATAAATTTGCAAGAAAGTATGCATTAGAGTTTGGAATTAGATATAGAGAATTTAATCCTGCCCATACAGTTAAAAATTTATATTCAGCTATGTCAGAAACTTATTATGAAAAGCCATATCATGTATCACAATTTCATCATAGGAATATGTTGATAGCAAGAGATTGTAATGTTATGATGGCATTTATTCAAAACGGAGTTTCATCAAATGGAAGTATGAGTGCAATTAAACAAGCTAAAAAATTAAACAAACCAGTAACAATAGTATCATGAGTAGAAAAGATAGATTTTATATTATAATTAAGTATCATTATAATCCAACAAGTAATGAGGCTAATAAGAAAAAGCCATTACCTGTGCTAATGTTAGGTAATGAAGGAGACCCATTAGAATTTGATTCACAAGAATCAGCAGATGAATTTGTAAGTATATGTAATATAAATTCAAATCAAGGATTTAGATATGAGGTTAAAGAATTAGGAAAGAAATATTTAAAAGTTAATCAAAAAACAGTATGAAAAAGTATTTAACATATCACGCAAAATGGCAATTAGGTATAATTGTCTCATGGCCATGTATGTATCTGTTCTCAGATATATTAGGTTGGTCAAATTTAGAAACAGTAATAGGATTTCAATTTGTTGGAGCCATAATTTTTTGGCCAATTGACAAATTTATATTCAAAAAGATGAAAGGTTAGAATGCCAAAAGCATATTTATAATAAAGTTATACGGAGATTTAAATGGAAATAAAGTTACCAAAATTACAAAAAGTAAACCCAAACAAACGTAAAAAGAAAAAGATATTATTATTGTCAGATGATTTAAGAATGCATTCTGGAATAGGAACGATGTCAAGAGAATTTGTACTAGGTACAGTTGATAAATACGATTGGGTTCAATTAGCAGCCGCAGTACAGCACCCAGATAATGGAAAAGTATTTGATCTATCACAAGATGTTCAAAAAGAAACAGGTATATCAGATGCACATGTAAAACTATATCCATGTACAGGATATGGTAATGCAAATACTTTAAGACAATTATGTGAGACAGAGCGCCCAGATGCGATCTTACATTTTACAGATCCTAGATTCTGGGGATGGTTATATGATATAGAACATGAATTAAGACAGCGCATGCCAATTATGTATTATAATATTTGGGATGACCTTCCGTATCCATTATGGAATGAGCCATATTATGATTCTTGTGATTTAATAATGAATATATCAAGACAGACAGATAATCTTGTAAAAAATGTCTGCAGAACATTTCCAAAACCAGATTGGGCAGTACAATGGGTTCCTCATGGAATAAATGAAAGTGATACATATCCAATATCTGAATTACATACAGAGTTACAAGAATATCAAAAAATGGTAAAAGAATTTAAAGCTGTAAATGAAGTTGAATTTGTAGTATTTTGGACAAATAGAAATATTAGAAGAAAACAACCAGGTGATTTACTTTTAGCATTTAAATCTTTTTGTGATCAATTACCAAAAGAAAAGGCTAATAAATGTTGTTTATTATTACATACACAGATATCAGATCCAAATGGAACAGATTTATCGGCTGTACATCAAGCTATTTGTCCCGAGTATAAAGTTGTATTCTCAACATCAAATGCAAGTAGAAAGCAATTGAATTTTTATTATAATATGGCAGATGTAACAGTTAACATTGCTTCAAATGAAGGTTTTGGACTATCTCATGCAGAATCATTAATGGCCGGAACACCTATTATTAATAATGTAACAGGAGGATTACAAGATGGCTGTAGATTTGAAGATGAAAATGGAGATTGGATAGAATTTACATCAGATTTTCCAACTAATCATAATGGGACATATAAAAAGCATGCGAAGTGGGCAAAGGCAGTATTTCCATCAAATAGATCATTACAAGGTTCGCCACAAACACCTTATATATTTGATGACAGATGTAATTTTCAAGATGTTGGTAATGCAATAAAATATTGGTATGATATGCCAAAAGAAGATAGAGATGAATGTGGTATGGCAGGTCATGATTGGGTTTGTGGAGATGAATCAAATATGTCAGCTAGACGAATGTCAGAAAGATTTATTGAATGTATTGATGAATGTCTGGAAAAATGGACACCAAGAAAGAAATTTACAATATATAAAATTGAACAAGCAAAACAAAATAAAAAATCAGGAGTTATAGTATAATGAAACCATTTATAGTAGTACAAGGACCAGTAGCAACTAGATCAGGATACGGAGATCATACAAGAGATTTAGTAACAGCGTTAATTAAATCTAATAAATACGATGTACAAATAATTTCAATGAGATGGGGTGATACACCTTTTACAGGACTTAAACCTGATAATTTAGATCACGTAGAAATAATTAAAAGATTTGCAAGAGGTAATATAGCTCGACAACCAGATGTTTATATTCAAATCTCAGTTGCAAATGAATTTTGTATAGCACCAGATGGCAAAACTGAACAGCGACCTGGTAAATTTAATATTGGCATTACAGCAGGTATAGAAACAAATATAGTTTCAACTGAATTTCTTGCAGGATGTAATCGAATGGATTTAGTTATAACAACATCAGAACATTCGAAAAAAGGATTTATTGATTCGGTATTTGATAAAATTGATAATAAGACAAAAGAAAAACAAGGATCTTTAAAGATTGAAAAACCAATAGAAGTTTTATTTGAAGGAGTTGATCTAGATGTATACAAGAAAACAGAAAATATAAATGATACAGTAAAAGAAGAACTATCAAATATTAAAGAAGATTTTTGTTATTTATTTGTAGGGCATTGGCTCAAAGGAAATATTGGACAAGATCGAAAAGATGTAGGAATGATGATAAAAACATTTTGTGAATCATTTAAGAAAAAATCTGTAAAAAACAGACCAGGACTAATTTTAAAAACATCTCATGCACATTTTTCATATAAAGATTATCATATAATAAAACACCGAATACAATCAGTTATAAGGCAATATGGTAATGATATGCCAAATATATATTTGTTACATGGAGACTTTACAGATCAAGAAATGAATTCGTTATATAACCATCCAAAAGTTAAGGCAATGATATCATTTACAAAAGGTGAAGGTTATGGAAGACCATTAGCAGAGTTTGGAAGAACAGGAAAGCCAATAATAGCAAGTAATTGGTCTGGACATGTAGATTTCTTACATAAAGATTATTGTACATTATTGCCAGGAAAATTAACTCAAGTAGATGCATCAGCAGCTGATAGATTTATTTTAAAAGAGGCAAGTTGGTATACTGTAGATTATGCATATGCATCTCAGGTATTACAAGATTGTATGAAAAATTATAAAACGTATTTAGAAAAGTCTAGAAAAATGCCGCAATATATAAAAGAAAATTTCAGTTTAAAGAAAATGCAAGAATTATTTTGCAAAATTATTGATAAAGGTACAAAAAATATACCACAACAAACTGGGTTAAAATTGCCAAAATTAAAAAAGGTAACAAATGAAAAGCCAAAATTAAAATTACCAAAATTAAAAAAGGTTGAAGTATGAAAGAAAAATTAAAATTAGAATATGATAGTATATCTCCTATTACAGGAAATAAATGTGTATTGCAAGAAACTAATGATGAAGATAATTCTATATCATATCTTTGTATGCAATCAGGATTTTCATCTCATGAAAAGTTAACAGAAGGATCAGAATATCAGTCAAACTTTGAGCGGTCATTGACATCATTAATGGTCGATTGTAAGATAGTAGATGACGAAAAGAAAATATGGTATCCATCTTTTATGAGAACACCATATGGCATGTTATATATAGATGGCCAAGAAAAAACTAAATTTATATGGAAGGTTGCAAAAATTATTCCTATAGTAGGAAAAGAAAGAAAAAAATATCCTATACCAGGAAAAGAAAATGAATTTCATACATCTAAATTAGATGTAGACAATGCCGAATCATTTGAAAAAGAAGACTTTTCAAGTGCGATAGATCAATTATATGCTATAGTAAAAGAGGAAGCTGAAAATGAAAATTAGTTATGCGATAACAGTTTGTAATGAACACAAAGAAATAGAAAAATTATTAACATTTCTATTCGAACATAAAAGAACAGAGGACCAAGTCGTCGTTCAAATGGATGCGGATAATGTAACAGCTGAAGTTATAAATGCATGTGAAAAATGGGAATCAAAACCAGCAAAGGAGTATAGTTTAATCCAATGTTCATTAAATAAAAATTTTGCAGCATATAAAAATAATTTGAATAAAAATTGTGACGGTAATTGGATATTTCAGATAGATGCGGATGAAATACCAAATGAATATTTAATGCAAGCTTTGCCATATATTTTAGAAGCAAATGATGATACAGAAGCTATATGGGTTCCAAGAGTAAACACAGTAGCAGGTATTACAGATGAACATATTGCCAAATGGGGTTGGGCATTAAATACAGAAGGATGGGTCAATTTTCCAGATTGGCAAATGAGATTATATAGAAATACAGAAACTATATATTGGATAAAGCCAGTACATGAACAATTAAAAGGTTACACTAAATTTGCTCCTCTACCTGCAGAAGAAAAGTTTGCTCTATATCATCCAAAAGATATTGGTAGGCAAGAAAAGCAAAATGCATTTTACGATACGATATGATAAAAATAAAATTATATGAACATGATAAACATCGAAATGAATGTACATTTCGACCATATATATGGGCACAACATGTTTTAAAAGATGTTGGAATTGAATTTACAGATGGCGATTCATATGATTATGCATGGATTGCGCAAGCAAGTATTATAGATAAAAAAGTTTCTTTAAAAGAATCCGTAGAGAATGGATTAAAATTCCTTTCAAATATTTCAGGTGATTATATGATACTTGATGGTCAAGACTCGACATCATTGATAGGAACATATGAAGTGTTTAAGGAATCAAATGCCTTATTACTCTTAAAGAATAGTTTATTAAAAGATAGATCATTATACAAACAAGGATCGGTCCTAGGACGACATTACTGGGGTCCAGGAGATTATAAACTAGATGATTTTGATCAATATTCAGATAGAATTATTTTATCAGGAACAAATTGGTTGGCAACTCATTGGGCTGGAATCAAAGTTCAATGGTTTGATTATTCTCGTCCAAAACAATATGATGTATCAGCAATGTTTCAATATCCGTCATTAGCTCCAAGTCATGAACATGGTCAAATACAAAGTGATTATTATGATAAGTTTAGACGTCCTAGTATTGATGTATTAAACAAATTAAATTATAATATTGCTAAACTTGATAAAGGTAAACGAGTTAATCAAGAAGAATACTTTAAAAGATTAATTGATTCTAAAATAATCTTTGCACCATTTGGTTACGGAGAAATGGCACCTAGAGATTTAGAAGCAGCAATGTTTGGGGCGGTATTGATAAAGCCAGATATGAGTTATATAGACACATCTCCTAACCCATTTGTTGATGGAGAAACGTATATTGCATGTAAACATGATTTTAGCGATCTGGAAGAAAAAATAGATATGATATTAGGAAATACGAAAAATTATCATTATATTATAGAAAATGCAAGGAAAAAGTTTTCTGAATTATATAATCCAGAAAATATTGCATTAAATGTTTATAACATATTTAAAAACTTAAACGGAGTATCTACCTAATGAAATTTGCATTTATAGTTGACAATTGTGGAGTTGAATCTTATTATATTAAAGATAAGCAATCTTATTCATTTAGGAATAATGAATTAACTGTTAATCATAATTCACTTTCTACAAAATCAATGATCGGAATGTGGTCTTATCCATTTATTTTTGATGGATGTTTTTTAAATTGGAAAGAATGGGGTGATAATTTACCTGATTATAATTTAGAAACTATAATAGTTGCAATTGAAAAAGACTTTGAAACATATACTATTGATAAATTGAGAAAAAAATATCCAAATGCATTTATTATCGGAATGATAAAAGAAATATTTCTAGGCAATGTAGGTTCAGTAGGATATTCTCCAGCATTTCAAAGCGAAAAACATAAAAATCGTATAAAATTTTTAAATCAATGTGATGCAGTAGTTCAGCCATTTCCAGAATTAGAAAAATCTCCTTTAACTCATTTAATTGATGATTGTAAAGGTAATATATCTTATATACCTTTTCCAGTTGATGTAGATTACATTTATGAAAATTATTATAAAGCCGAAAAACATGATAGTATCTTTATGTATACTACTCCTACACATGGTAGACGTGCTAATACATTAGAGTTTACAAAATATATTAGTAATAAATTTAATATTCCATGGCATCATAAAGGAGATCAATATGTTCCGGTATTAGGAGATTTATATAACATATGGTCACAGTCTACATTCCATTTTAATTTAGACCCTATAGAATGGTTTCCAGGATCTCAAGCCATACAAGTGGCCGCGGCAGGAGTTATCAATGTAGGTGGATCAAACAATAGTCATAAATATTTATTTCCTGAATTAGCTACAAATGATTTATCTAAATTAGAAGCTGTTATTGGAAATATTATTTCTGATCAGAATAAAAGAACTGAAATAATGCAGACTGCATTTGACAAAGTAAATGAATTATATAGCTTTAATACAGTTAGACGACAAGTAAAAGAATTACAAAAATGAAAATAGGAATAATAGGAATAGGTGTTGTAGGCAGTGCAATCAAATTTGGATTTGAATCATTAGGCCATACAGTTAAATTTCATGATACAAAATATGATACAAATTTAAATGATGTATCAGATACTGAAATATGCTATATATGTGTACCAACACCAATTGGGAATAATGGCAAATGTGATATTTCTATAGTTGAAGAAGTTATTGAAGAATTATATCATATCAATTATCAAGGAGTGATAGCAATTAAATCAACAGTAGTTCCTGGGACAACAAAAAGTATTAAAGAAAAATATAAAAATGCAAATATATGTTTTGTGCCAGAATTTTTAAGAGAAAGATGTGCAATTCCTGATTTTTGTGAAAATCATGATTTATTAGTTATAGGTACAGATGATAATAAGGCATTTGAATTAATTAAAAAATCTCATGGAAAATATCCAAAAAAAGTTATACAGGTTTCAGAAACAGAAGCAGAATTTTGTAAATATTTTAATAACATTTATAATGCAGTAGTAATAACTTTTGCAAATAGCTTTTATGAAGTATGTAAAGCTTCAAATGTTAATTATGGTAATATAAAAGATGCAATAGTCAATAGAGAAAATATTTTAGATAAGTATTTGGATTGCAATGAAAACTTACGAGGTTTTGGTGGCATGTGTTTACCAAAAGATACTACTGCAATTGCGGCATTAGTAAAACAATTAAATTTAGATGTAGAATTTTTTGATACAATATTATCAGAAAATGAAAAATATAAAACAACAGTATTTAATGGGATGCGAAAATGAAAAAAATATTAGTAACAGGTAGTCAAGGATTTATTGGAAGTTACATATGTAACGAATTATTAAACAATGGATATAAAGTTGTTGGAATTGATAATTATTCAAAATATGGAAAATTATCAAGGCCACATGATACTCATAAAAATTTTACATTTTATGAAATAAATGTTCTAGATAATAAATTTGATCAAATATTTCAAACTGAACAACCAAATATGGTTATTGCAGGAGCTGCAATGATTGGTGGTATTAGTTATTTTCATAAGTTTGCATATGACTTGTTAGCTGAAAATGAAAGAATTATAGCTCAAACATTCGATTCAGCAATTAAAGGACATAAGTCTGGTTATTTAGAACGTATATGTGTATTATCAAGTTCAATGGTATTTGAAGAAACAAATATATATCCGACACCAGAAATAGAAACAAAAAAATGTCCGCCTCCTGCATCTACATATGGTTTTCAAAAATTAGCAGTTGAATATTTTGCAAAAGGCGCTCATGAACAATATGGCCTACCTTATACAATTATTCGTCCATTTAATTGTGTTGGTGTTGGTGAAGAAGATTCTGTACATGAACATGAAGTTACAAGTGGTAATATAAAATTAATGATGTCACATGTATTACCAGATTTAATTAATAAAATTCTTAAAGGACAGAGTCCATTACATATATTAGGAGAAGGTAATCAAGTTAGATGTTATACTAACGGAAAAGATTTAGCTAGGGGTATTAGAATGTGTATGGAAAGTGATAAAGCAATAAATACAGATTTTAATATTTCTACAAATGTTGCAACATCAGTATTAGAATTAGCAGAAATTATTTGGGAAAAATTAAATCCAGAATTGCCATTTGAATATATATCTGATGAACCTTATAGATATGATGTACAAAAAAGGATACCTGATACTAGTAAAGCAAAAAACATATTAGGATTTGAACATGAAATATCATTAGAAGAATCAATTAATGAAGTAATTGAATATATGAACAATAAATAAAGTATAATATGAACAATTGTCAAGACGTAATAAATTATTTAATAACAGAACAAAAGTATACAAAATTTTTAGAATTAGGTGTACGTGAAAATAATGGAACATTATCTATTAATCATATAAACTGTGAACATAAAGATGGTGTTGATATAATACCAGGGCGATGTAACTATACAATGACAACTGATAAATTTTTTAAAACAATACCAGATAGTCGTATGTATGATATAATATTTGTTGATGGTGATCATGAAAGGTCTCAAGTCTTTAAAGATATAAATAATTGTTTGAATCATTTAAATGAAGGCGGAGTAATTTTATGTCACGATATTAATCCAATTTCAGAAATGCATTTGCTTCCAAGATATTCTCATTCAGCATGGGAGGCCTGGGTAGAATTAAGAAGTACAAGAACAGATTTAGAAATGCATGCAATGAATGTAGATTTAGGTCCTGGTATTATTCGTAAAGGAAGTCAAGAAATTTATTCAGATGAAATTGAATATACATGGGATTATTTAAATACAAATCGTAAACAATTATTAAATGAAATAAGTGTAGATGAATTGAGATCAATTTTTGGAAGTAAATAATGCAAGTAGGTTTATTAGGTTATGGATATTGGGGTAAGATATTATTATCTAAATTAGAACAGTTAGATAATATAGAAGTGATGTGGACTTGTACATCTCAAGATGAATGGTGGACAAATATTATTGATCTAGATTGGGTATTTATCGCAACTCCAAATGATATACATTATAAACAAGTAAAGCATTTTATAGAACAAGGAGTAAATGTATTCTGTGAAAAACCATTAACACCAACATATGAACAATCGAAAGAATTATTTGATTTGGCAGAAAAACATGATGTAAAATTATATGTTGATGATGTATTTAATTATAGAACAGAACGAAATATTATCAATACTTTGACTAAACCTATAGAGGTTGTATGGAATAAAGTAAGTGATAATACATTATATGATTTAATGTATCATGATTTGTATTTACTTTGGCCATATTGGTCATATTCAAATGATATAAAATTTAATTATGGTCAATCTGATGATAGAACTCATAAGATTAATGATATAGATTTTACTACTTCAAAAGACAGTAATGATGCATTATTTGATATGTTAAATAAAGTGTTATTCGGGAATCCAAATTACAAATATAATAAAACAATATCACTAATGTGTAACAAAGTAATAGATGATCTGAATGCAGAAAAGGATTAAAATAATAGGAGCTGGATTATTTGGCTGTGCCATAGGGTACGAATTGAGCCGGGTCGGCCATCATGTAACTATTATTGAACAAGATAGTGATATAATGCAACGTGCTTCCAAAGCCAATCATAATAGATTACATTTAGGATATCATTATCCTAGAAGTGTTGAAACTGCAGAACAAAGTTTAGATGGGTTAATATCATTTCTTACTAATTATAAAGAAGCTATTGTATCTCATTTTCCAAATTATTATATGATAGCTAAAGATAATAGTCATGTTACTGCAGAAGAATATATTAAGTTCTGCGATGACGTAAAAATAGATTATACAATACAATTTCCAATTAAATCATTAGTTAATAAACAATTAATAGATTTATCAATAATTACAGATGAAGCAGTATTTGATTATGATATTTTAAAGTTAATAGTAAAGAAATATATCAAAGGAATTGATGTAAAATTAAATACAGTATTTGATGGCAATATAAATGATTGTGATTATTTAATAAATACAACATATGCTAATATAAATGAAGTCAATAAATTATTAGGAGTTCCAGAACTAAAATTAAAATTACAAGATGTAGTTGTGCCATATTTTAAAATGAAATCTAAACCATTCGGTGTAACTATAATGGACGGGCCATTTTGTAGTGTAATGCCAAAAGGAAAAAATCCAAATGAATTTTTATTATATAGTGTAGAACATTCATTAGTTAAAAATAATAATTTAGATATAGACAATATCTATAAACAATCAGAAAAATATTTTCCATTTCTTAAAGATGTCGATCGATTAGGATATTGGAGAACAGAAAGAGCATTACCAATAAATGATAATGACGAAAGATTATCAGAAATATTTACATATAAAGATCATCCAAAAATTATAAATGTATTATCTGGTAAAGTATCAACATGTCACAAATTAGGACAAGAAATAAAGAAACTGATATGAAACAAAAAGATGAAATCTTATTACAAGAGCTTAACAATAAAATGTTAAATAAAATTCCATTTGCATTTTCAAGATGGGGAGATGGAGAATGGTTATGTTTAGAAAAAATAGATGATGCAGATTGTGATGGCAACATATACTATAAAGATTTAAGCGAAAGATTAAAGAAAATAGCTACAGTTACTCAGCCATATTATATGGGACATCAACATGGTGAGCCAACACCAAATAATCATTCATTAGCAATTGACAAAAAGGCATATCCACAAACATGGGTTAATTCTGATATATGGCATGACTTGAGTATAGAACGTGGAATGAAAGAAATATTTAATGTACTAAATAACGTACATGTAGTACTTGTAGGTAATAAATCATTATCAGCATTACCATTTATAAATGAATTTGTAGAGATACCTATTAAGAATGTTTGGTTACAATATGATGAAGTTTTAGATAAAATAAAATCTAAAATTAAACCAAATGAACATAAAGTATTTTTACTTGCAATGGGAAGAGCAACTAATGTATTTATTGACGATCTTTGGTCTTATAATGATGAAAATACATTTATGGCAGCCAGTAGTGCATTTGATCCATATGTAGGAAGAAAAACAAGAGGGTATCATCATCGACTAACAAATATACATAAAGTATATGAAAAACAAACAAAGGTCGCATATACATTTACATTCCATCATTCAGAAAAAATAAGACCTGCAGGAAAGGAAGTAACGTTACCTAGTGTAGAAAGTTTTTATAATAATTGTAACTATAATTTTGAAACATTTATAATTGATAATCAATCTGAACCAAGAACATCCTTTTCAGAAATAATTGATACATCAACAGAAAATATGCATTATACATATGTTGAAAATCAATTTGAAAAAGGAATAACAGGTGCATGGGATTTAGGAGTTAGGAATGCAATAGAAGCTGGAAGTGATATAATTATTTTGGCAGGTGATGATATAGTATTTGATGATACAATAAATAATCTTATCAATTATATTGAAAATGATATAGATAGTGATAATTCTATATACGGCCCAGTAGCTTCAGGGATAACAAATCAAATTCAATTATCTGATAAACCAACCGATAAAATAACTCAGATATTAGGTTCTAAATTTTTACAACATTTAGGTGGTCATTTATATGCATTCACGAAAGAATTTTATCATAAATATAAACAACCAAATGGTGAACTGTTTATAATTAATCAACATCATAACGGCGGAGATGGTAAATGGGGTGGTAATGAAGGAAATGTCATGTGTTGGGCAGAACAAGGAGCTAAATGCATTTTAGTAGGAACATGCCATGTACATCATCAAATAGAAACAAGAAGATCCTGGGCAATTGCAAAAGATTTAGACAAATGAAAATTTATATAACTACATGTGATCAAAGAATTGATCAAACTATTGAAATGTATGAATATTGTATACAAAAATATTGGCCACAAGCTGATGTTTATGTGTTAGGATATAAACAACCAGTATATAAATCAGATACCATTAAATTTATTTCATTAGGAGAAGATAAAGGTCCAAATCATTTAAATAAACAATTGTATGAATATTTTTCTTCGGTCGAAGATAAAAATTTTATTTTTAATGTCGATGATATGCCAATCATTCGTCCTGTAGATAATGAATTAATAACATATACTAAAGAATTGCTAGAATCAAATAAAGAAATAGGCAGAATTGGATTATCCGCGGATAATTCAAATAGACCTTATATAAAAATTTCTGATATTGATAATTCAAATTATAGTTTATTCGAAAATACAAATACAGTAGGAGAAACGTATAAATTATCTGCGGTATGGTCAGCATGGAATCGTGAATATTTTTTATTATATCTTAATCAATATGATAATTTATGGCAATGGGAAGTAAAAGGATCATCAAAAAGTAATTCAGATAATTTTAAAATATTAGGATTTATACCAGCACCAATTTGGTTTGCACATTTAATCAAACAAGGAACATTTAAAAGTACTTGGAATCTTGAAGGAGTTGGACATAAATTTGCCGCGGATCAAGTGGATCAAAACAAAATAAAAAGTATATATGACATCAAATAAAATATTAGTAACAGGAGGGACAGGAATGTTAGGTAAACATCTTCAAGATATAATACCTAATGCTATATATGTTGGCAAACTATATGATTTAACTAATTGGATAACTGTTGATAAATTATTTTTAAAAGTAAAGCCTACTCATGTAATTCACCTTGCAGCAAAAGTTGGAGGCATTCAAGATAATATAAATCACCCAGCTGATTTTTTTGATGATAATATTTTAATTAATACTCACGTTTTAAAGGCAAGTCATAAATATAATGTAAAAAGATTTATAGGAATGTTGAGTACATGTGTATATCCAGATATTGTATCAACATATCCCATGAAAGAAGATGATCTATTTTCAGGACCTCCAACTACGACAAACTTTAGTTATGGTTATGCTAAAAGATGTTTAGCTGTACAGATAAATGCATACAATCAACAATATGGAACAAATTACAATTATCTAATTCCATGCAATCTATATAGCGAGTATGATAATTTCAGTAATGGAGAAAAAATGCATTTTATTACTGCACTTCTTAAAAAAATAAAAGAATCAGATAATGAGCTCAATTTATTAGGCACAGGTAAATCATTAAGACAATTTATGTATGCAGGAGATTTAGCAAAAGTTATTAAAGAAATTATTGATAAAAATATAACAGAAAATTTCAACGTTGCTAGTTCAGAAAATTATTCAATAAACGAATTAGTACAAAAAACCTTAGGTTCTTTGAATAAAAATCATTATATTAAATATAATAATAATGCCAATTTAGACGGACAGTATCGTAAAGATGTATGTTCAGACAAAATGAAAAGTGTATTACCTGACTTTAAATTTACAAAATTTGAAGATGGAATTAAACAAGTTTATGATAAAATTAGTTAACGATACAATAAATAATAAAGATATAGATCAATTAGTTAATTGGTTAAAAACATATCCAAGATTAACTAAAGGTGAATTGACTGTACAGTTAGAACACAAGTGGTCTGATTGGTTAGGTGTGAAAAATTCTATATTTTGTAATTCAGGCTCTTCTGCAAATTTATTAATGTTATGGGCTTTAGTTGAAGCCGGTAGAATTACTAGAGATGCAAAAGTAGTTGTTCCATCTGTTGCATGGGCAACTGATTTAGCTCCAGTGATGCAATTAGGTATGACGCCTATATTATGCGATTCTAATTTAGATAATTTATCAGTTGATTTAGATCATTTAGAAAATATATTTAAAGAAACAAAACCTGAGATATTATTATTAGTTTCTGTATTAGGTTTAGTTCCTGATATGAATTGTATAACTTATTTATGTTCAAAATATAATGTTATTTTATTAGAAGATACATGCGAAAGTATGGGGTCTCAATATCAGGATAGAAATTTAGGAACATATGGATTAATGTCTAGTTTTTCAACTTACTTTGGACATCATATATCAACTATTGAAGGAGGATTTGTTTCTACTAATGATGATGAGTTATATGAAGTTCTTAAATCAATAAGAAGTCATGGGTGGGATAGAGATGCAAGTCCAGAATATAGTAAACAGTTAAGAGATAAATGGAATACTTCTGATTTTGATTCTTTATATACATTTTACCATTCAGGATTTAATTTAAGATCTACTGATTTACAAGCATATATTGGTTTAGGTCAAATAGATAAATTAGATGATATATTAATTAAGAGAAATAAAAACTTTAAAATATATCAAGAGGAGTTAGCTAATTATAGGCCCTATATATTAGATTGGCCAGAAAATTTTGTATCTAACTTTGCATACCCAGTTATTGCCAAAAATAGAGATGAAATTGTAGAGCGATTACAAAAAGCTAATATTGAAGTACGACCTATGATATGTGGTTCAATGGGAACTCAACCATTTTATGTAAAAAAGTATGGAAGAAATGAATTACCAAATGTATCAGTTATAGACAAGTATGGATTCTATGTTCCTAATCATCCAGGACTAGATAAAAATGATATTATAAAAATAACAGAAGTTATTAAAAAATGAAAAAAGCATTAATAACAGGAATAAACGGACAGGATGGAAGTTATCTTGCTGAATTATTATTAGATAAAGGATATGAAGTATGGGGTATATTAAAGAGAAACTCTGTAGCCGAGAATCAAACAGCCAGAATACCTGATCATATATTTAACCAAATCAAATTAGAATATGCTGATATGTTAGATATGTCATCATTAATTAGAGTACTACAATTATGTAAGCCTGATGAGATATATAACCTTGCAGCTCAATCACATGTAAGAATTAGTTTTGATATGCCTATATATACAACTCATTCAATTGCAACAGGAACATTAAATTTATTAGAAGCTGTACGATTAACATGTCAAGAAACTAAAATATACCAAGCAAGTTCATCAGAAATGTTTGGTAATAATATAGATGATGATGGATATCAAAGAGAAACCACTCCTATGAATCCAGTTTCTCCTTATGGTTGTGCAAAAGTATATGCGTATAATATATGTAGAAACTACAGAAATGCATATGATATGTTTATATCAAATGGAATACTTTTTAATCATGAATCACCAAGAAGAGGAATTAATTTTGTAACTAATAAAGTCGTAAAAGAGGCTGTGAAAATAAAATTAGGATTATCTGATACATTAAAATTAGGTAATTTAGATGCTAGTAGAGATTGGGGCCATGCACAAGACTATGTTTATGCTATGTGGTTAATGTTACAACAAAATAAATCAGATGATTTTGTTTGTGCATCAGGAGTATCTCATACGGTTAAGGAGTTAGTAGAATATGTTTTTGGAAAATTAGATTTGAATTGGAAAGATTATGTTGAAACAGATAAAAAGTATATGAGATCAGAAGAGTTAGAATTTTTAAAAGGCGACTGTTCAAAAGCACGAAAAGAATTAGGTTGGATACAGTTGTATACATTTGAATCAATGTTAGATGAAATGATAGAATATTGGTTAGAAAATCAAAATAAATTATGAAAAATAAAATTATATTAATTATAGGAGGTACAGGTGCATTAGGTAAAACATTAACTCATCGGTATCATAATGATAATAAGATAATTATTTTATCACGTGATGAACATAAACATGTTGCAATGCAAAGAATATATCCAGATGTGACATATTGCATTGGAGATGTAAAAGATAAAGATTCAATATTACAATCTTTAAATGAATATAAACCAGATGTCGTTATCAATACAGCTGCATTAAAACATGTTCCTATATGTGAAGATAATCCATATGAAAGTGTTAAAACAAATATAATAGGACATAAAAATTTAATTGATAGTGTTGCAGTATGTAATCACCAAATTGAAACATTAATGTTTATATCAACAGACAAAGCATGTGCACCTATTAATGTGTATGGACAATGTAAAGCTATATCAGAAAGATTATATATAGATTTTGCAAATAAACAAAAAGATATAAAAGTATGTTTATGTAGGTACGGAAATGTATTAGAATCGACGGGCTCTGTAATTCCATTCTTCAAACAATTATTAGAAAATGGAGCAACAGAGTTACCTATTACTCATAAAGATATGACTAGATTCTTATTGACACTAGATGATGCGGTTGAATTAATTGATTGGAGTTATGAATATCCTTTCTCACATGGTAAAATTGTCATCCCTAAAATAAAGGCATTGAAGATAACAGACATTGCAAAGTCATTGGGTAGGTCATATGACCATAAAGACATTAAATTATCTTATGTAGGTATTAGACCCGGAGAAAAACTACATGAAGCAATGATAAGTGAATCAGAATCATTCCGGACAGTGTCCGACGGACAATATTATATGATTACTGATAATATCATTAACAAAGAAAGTTGGCAATTTAGTTCAGATACAAGTTTAATGGAATCAAATGAAACAGATAATTTTTTGAAAAAATCGAAAGTAATATGAGAGTATTAGTATTAGGACATAATGGTATGTTAGGTCATATGGTTGTAAAATATTTACAAAGTCAAGAAATGGATGTTGTAAAATTTGTAGGTAGATTTCCAAAAGATCAAAAAACATTATTAGAGTTTAAAGGAGATTATATTATTAACTGTATTGGAGCAATACCGCAGAGAACAGATAATTTTGATATCAATTGGCAATTACCAATTTGGTTAGATTTAAATTCACCATGTAGAGTTATCCACCCAGGTACAGATTGTGAAATAGATGATGATGATTATGGCATTTCAAAACGTATTGCTGCAGATTATATACGTGATCATGGTAGACAAACTAAATCAATAAAAACATCTATATTAGGTCCAGAGCCATATACTAAAGCCAGTTTAATGGAATGGTTCCTAGATCAAGAAGGAGAGGTATTTGGATATACAAAGGCAATGTGGAATGGTAATACAACATTAGAATGGGCAAAGTATTGTGAACATGTAATGCAGACCTGGGATATGATTGATACTGAATTAACAATAGCTTCACATTGTATCCCAAAATATGAGCTATTATGTACAATAAAAAAGGTATTTAATAAAGATATAAAAATAAATAAAAAGGAATTAGGTAAAGATAAATGTTTGATTGGAACAATTACTACTGATCCTATAATCGAACAATTAAAAGAATTAAAGGAGTTTTATTACTAATGAAGAAAAATGTAGTTTATTGGATCGGAATAAAGAATCCAGATCTAGCAGAAAAATATGGTAATTTTGAATATTTTGAATATTCAAAAGCTACTTGGAAATATTGGTGTGAACAAAATGATTGTATATTTGTAGAATTTGATCAACCAGTAGAATCAGATATGCTCCGTTTTAGAGTTAATTGGCAAAAGGCAATATTTGTATTTGATGAATTAGAAAGGAAAGGTATAGAATATGATCAAATATTTTTAGTTGATAGTTCATGTATGATTAAATGGGATGCACCTAATGTATTTGAATTGACAGAACATAAATTTTGCGGATGGCCTGATACAGATAACATGAGATGGATATATGATAGTATTCAAGGATATAAATCATTCTTTGACAATTTTGAATTAGATCAAGAAAAATACATTAGCTCAGGAGTAATTATATTTAATGAACAACATAAAGAATTTTTTAAATCATTTAAAAATTTGTATTATGATCAAATAGATACATTTGTTGATTTGCAAGACAATATTGTAAAGAAAGGAACAGAACAAACACCAATGAATTATTGGTTACAAATACAAGGTGTAGATGTTAAATTAGATTTACCAAAAGGATTTAAATTAACTCATATGCATAGATCAGAATTATTTAATCATAATTGGCAAGACGGTGATGATAAAACTCCATTTTTTATTAAGTATGGATACAATTGGGTGTTTAATGGAATACCAAAAGAGCAGAGATCAAAAATAATGTTAGATACATGGAATTTGGTAAAAAATAATTACATTGAATTAGATAATGAAACTATATTAGATCAAATGGATCATAAAGATACTGCTAAATATACTACATCAAGAAAATTCAAACAAGATATTTTAGAAATGTTTCGTAATAAGGAATTTAAGAACAAGACAATTGTTGAAATAGGTGCATCACAAGGACAGTCGACTAAAATGTTAAGTTATGCATTTAAAAAGGTTATTGCAGTCGAATGGGATGATTGGAATTTAGAACAAGCTAAAAATCGTAATGCAGATAGAAGTAATGTCAAGTTTATCAAAATGGATTTATATAATGACAATTGGCAAGATTATTTGCCAACTGATGTTGATGTAGTATTTATAGATGCGGGTCATCAATATCATCAAGTTAAAATGGACATTGAAAATTCTCTTAAACATTTTAATGATCCTATTTTTATATTTGATGATTACGGATTAAATGATCCAGGATCAGGTATTAATGAAGTGAAAAAGGCAATAGATGAAAAGTTAGATACTAAAGAATTAATACTACATAAATTTATTGGCGAAACACCAGAAGATTTAGTACATGCAGGAGGCGTTAAGTTTAATGATATGGAAGGATGTATATGTAATATGAGAAAAATATGAAAAATATAATTTTTATGGTAGCGTTTAAAAAAGACGGCCAATTGAAAAAGGAATATCAATATTCTATTGATTCATGGAGATATTTTTGTAAAAAGTATAACGCTGAATTATTATTAATGGAAGATCCAGTAGTTGATATTTCACAAATGAATATTATATGGCAACGATATTTCTTATTTGATATATTGGACGCAAATGAAATAAATTATGATCAAGTATTAATGGTTGATGCAGATACTATAGTACATCCGGATTGTCCAAATTTCTTTAATGAAACAGATCACAATTATTGTATGGTTCATGATGCTGGTAGTTATGATTGGATATTAAGAGGCATGGAGCATTATAAGAAACATGTATTTAAAAATGAATGGTTTGATTTTTGGACATATGGTAATGCAGGATTTCAGATTGTTAATAAAAAACATAAAGACTTTTTCAAATCAATGACAGATTTTTATTTTAATAATCAGGATACAATACAATTCATACAAAAAAGTTATGGAACAGGTACAGATCAAACTCCATTAAATTATATGTTAAGAAAACATAAAGTTGATTTAAAATTATTACCATGGAAATATAATATGGGTGGCATGGCAAAGAGAGAAATTATTGGTGATGATATGTTGCATACAAAAATGGGATATGTAATGCACTTCAATGGATTGCCTGGGAAAAAAGAAGAGGTGGTTCCATATTGGATAGAAAAAACTTATAAGTATTTATATGAAAACTAAATTTGCAATAGGGTGTCTAGTTCAATGGTATGAATGTGATATCATTGAAGAATATGTAGACTCTTTAAAGGATGCTATAGAACAATATGACGGCCAAGTTATAGTTGATTTTACTGTTGTAATGAATCAAGGCCTAGAAAAATGTATATCAGACAGACAATTGCTTAGTTGTAAAGTTAAAATTGGATCAATATGTAATTTTGGAAACGTTCGTTATACGGATGATCTTCATACAATTGCAGACTATAGAAGGATATTCAATACCGACTACTGTGACCAAGTAGATGTTCTCTTATGGGGTGAAAGCGATGCCTTATTACCCAAGCAGACCTTTGGTATATTAGATAATTTACATCAAATGTCATTACAAAATAATAATCCAAAGTATCTAGCATTTTTTGGTACATGTAAGATGTGGGATGATAGCTGGAAACAATTAGAACATCCAGATTTTACTGATAAACCATTTTATTCAGAGCCAGAAGATTTCAAACCAGACCATTGGTGGAGTTTACGATATTCAATGACTATAGATGAAATGAATAAAATAAATGATAAAACAGATGATTTAGATGTTAGTATATTACCTCAACATAAATTTAATGGTTGTGGATTAGTAATATCATCAGAAGTAATTAAATCAGGTGTTAATATTCCTAAATCTGTTTTCTTTGTCCACGAAGATACAGCCTTTATGTTTATGACAAATAAAGTATTAGGAAACATACCACAATATGTTATCAAGAATATATTATTAGTACATAATAGAAATCATCCTAATAAAAGAATGTATATTAAAGATGAACGTACAGATGGGACCATGAACGAAAAGAGAAGAAGTAATGATTGGTATGTAAAGGCAAATAAAATGTGTGAAGAAAATTATGTGAATTTATTTAATCCAAATTATAAATCATGGACATGGGAAGACGTATGGAAGTAACAATAGCAATAGATGATATACACCCGGGTAAAGGATGGGGAATAGAAGGCGATGAGTGTATGTATTATTTAGAAGAACTTAATAAAGAGTTCGGGGCTAAGTTTACATTATTCATTCCATCTAATTATCATAACAAATTTCCTTTATCAAATCATAAGGATTGGATTGATTGGCTGAAATCAAAAGATTATTTTGAACTGGCCGCGCATGGCCATTTTCATATGTGTGAAAGAAATGATATAGGAGAATGTGAATTTTTTGAATTGGATACTGAAGATAAAGTTCAATCAAGAATAAATTTAATGATGACCGAATGGGGTAAAGTAGGACATAATCCAGTAGGTTGGAGAAATCCAGGTTGGTTAGCACATCCGGAGGCAGTTAAATGTTTAGGAACTTATTTTAAATATGCAGCAGTTCATTATGAACATAATCATAATTTACAATGGGATTGTAAAATGATATATGGAGCAGATGGTATTCATGAAACAGATATATCATTACATGATGGTAATATAATGTTTCAATCACATATAGCCGGAAACCATAATGATAATGTCTGGAATGAATCTAATTATCAACAACTAAGGTTATCATTAAATCATTTGAAGCCTATGGGAGTTGAATTTAAAACACTGAATGAATTATGAGAATAGCATTTTTTACAGAAGGTAACTGGACAGGAAAAGTTTCTAGAGATAATACAAATATGAGAACTGAAATGGCCTGGATGTGTGCATTAAATGCTGATCATTATAATATACACGGAGGACCTATACAAGGAGTGTATGATATAGCTATCTGTATAATACCTAAAAAGAATCCGCAATTTGATATTCATAGAATAAGAACTCATTGTCTCCAAATAGCATCGATGCAAGAAGGACCTCATTGGTATTTTCAAGACTATCCATTAGATCAGCAGATATGGTATTATAATACATTACACGAAATGGATTTCCTATATGTACATAATGAAATAGATAAAAAATATTTTCAAGGATTGACTGGTAAGAAATGTAAAATATTACCTAGTTTAATGATAGAAGATACACTTAAAGATATACCAGATAATATAGGAGAAGGGGTTATGATGGGAGGAAATTTCTGTCATTGGTATGGAGGATTTGATTCATATATAGTTGCACAAGAATTTGGAACAGATGTATGTGTACCAAGTATGGGTAGAAAGATTGACGGAGAGGAGAGTATGGAAAACTTAACTCACTTATCATATCTGAATTGGACAAATTGGATTGCAGAATTAAGTAAAAGAAAATATGGAGTTCATTTAATGAGAACTCATGCAGCAGGAACATTTGCTCTTAATTGTGCTTACCTAGGCATTCCATGTATTGGCTATGAAGGATTAGATACACAAATGAAACTACATCCGGATTGTACAGTAGAAGTTGGCAATATAACCAAAGCTAAACAAATTGCAGAAAAGCTTAGGAAAGATGAAAAATTTTATTTATATTGTAATAATAACGCAAGAAAAAACTATAAAAAATATTATCATGAAGATCAGTTTTATAATTCCTTCGAGGAACAATTTAAAATACCTTAAATGGTGTTGTGATTCGATAAGAAAGAATCAAGACGATCATGAAGTAGAAATTTGTATTGCAGATGATGCAAGTACAGATGGTACATGGAATTGGTGTCAAGAAATGATGGAAAAGGATTCTAATTTTAAAGCAATTAGAAATGAAGGACCAGAAAGGCAAGGATTAGTCATATTAAATGATAAGTTAATTGACGAAGTTGCTAGCTATGATATTTGTATGGTATTCCATGCAGATATGTATTTATGTCCAGGATCAATAGATGCAATTGAAAAATATATAAAACCAAAAACAATTGTATCACTAACAAGAATTGAACCTCCATTACATCCAGAAGGGTCTGAAAAAATAGTAAAGGATTATGGCATTGAACCAGAAGAGTTTAAAGAAGAAGAATTGTTAAATTTTTTATATAGAAATGAAAAGTTGTTAGGTAGAGTAACTGAGGGTATATTTGCTCCATGGGCATTTTATAAAAAAGACTTTCAAGAGATAGGAGGACATGATGTTTTATTTGCTCCACAATCAAAAGAAGATTCAGATATATTTAATAGATTTCAATTGAATGGAGTACATTTTATTCAAACATGGAGAGGAAGTGTATATCATATGACAAGTAGAGGAAGTAGATTTAATCCTTATTCAGGAGGTGCACCAGGAAAGAATTCAGATGAATGGATTGGTACTACTACTAAAAATATGAGAAACTTTATTAGAAAATGGGGACATGCTGTAAAACATGATGATTATATGAAACCTATCATTCCACCAAAGTATGATGTAGGATTTAAGATACATAACTGTAATTTAGATCTTTTAAAAGTTCTAGAACCATGGTGTACTACGTTGTATTGTGATGAACAGTTCACTATAGGTAGAGTTGCAGATTATGTTGAAATGGAAGATACTACATATGATTTATATGATAAGATTCTAAAATATGATGATGATGTAGAAAATGGAATATTAGTTGAGATAGATGGAACTAAATTTACTCAACAAGATTATAATTATATACAAAATTTTGCAGAAATAATTGCAAACGATAAAGATTTACCTGATCAACTAATTCATTTCTCAGATGATCCAGAATTTGAATTAGGTAATTTAAAGGTAACAATAAATAGTTTAAAAACATACGAAAAAGAGTTAATAATATGCAAAAAGCAATAGTAACAGGAGGAGCCGGATTTATAGGTTCTCATATAGTTGACAGATTAATTAATGATGGTTACAAGGTAATTGTAATCGATGATGAGTCTGCAGAATCAAATGATGTATTTTATCATAATGAACAAGCCGAATATCATAGGATATCAATTGAAGAATATGATAAGATTGAACCTCTATTTAAAAACATAGATTATGTATTTCATTTAGCGGCCGTAGCACGTATACAATTGACAATGAATAAACCAGAGAAAGCTGTCTCGGTAAATTATACAGGAACTCATAACGTCTTGCGTGCATCTAAAAAGCATAATATTAAAAGAGTAATGTATTCATCTACTAGTTCGGCATATGGATTAAAAAATGAAATACCCTTAAAGGAAACAATGCCAAAAGATTGTTTGAATCCATATTCTGTTACTAAAACAGGAGGAGAAGATTTATGTAAAATGTATAGTGATGTATATGGATTAGAAACAGTTATATTTAGATATTTTAATGTATATGGTGACAGGCAACCAACTAAAGGACAATATGCACCTGTTATAGGATTATTTGCTAGACAAATTCTAGAAGGAGGAAAAATGACAGTTGTAGGAGATGGATTGCAGACAAGAGATTATACTAATGTTTTAGATGTAGTTGATGCCAATATATTAGCTGCATATACTAGTAATAATGTTACAGGAGAAATTTTTAATATCGGATGTGGTAAAAATTATAGCGTGTTAGATATTGTTGAAATGTTAAAACCAGATTATTTTGAATACATACCAGAAAGGCCTGGTGAAGCTAGAGATACATTATCTGATATAACAAAATCAAATGAATTATTAAACTGGAATCCAAAAATTGAATTAGTGGATTGGATGAAAAAATATAGGAATGAATTAGGATTATGAAAAAAATAGGAATAGTAGGAAATGGATTTGTAGGTAACTCAATAGCATTTGGGTTTTCACCTACACATGAAATAAGAATTCATGATAAAGATCCTAAAAGAAATATGAATACTTTAGAAGAAGTATTAGAATGTGAATATATTTTTGTAGCTGTACCAACGCCAATGCATGCCGATGGCTCAATTAGTTTAGCTATAATAGAAAAGGCTTTACAAGAGATATCAGAAAAAAATAAAAAACGAAACAATGTTATTATCTTAAAGTCTACAATGATACCTGGTTCAACTAATAACTTTGCAAAACAGTTTCCAAAACTAAATATAGTATTTAATCCAGAATTTTTAACTGAGAGGACAGCTAAGTTAGATTTTTTAACTCAAGCAAGGATAGTATTAGGTGGTCCAAAACGATTAACTAAAAGAGTAGCTAAATTATTTGAAGATAGATTTATGCATGTTTATTTAATAGAAACAGATGCAATAACTGCAGAAATGATAAAATATATGAATAATGTATTTTTTGCAACTAAAGTTTCTATTATGAATGAAATGAAATTAATGTGTGATGCAGTTGGTGGTAATTGGAAACAGGCATTGAAAGGATTTGCAGCCGATCAAAGAATAGGCGATTCTCATTTGAATGTTCCTGGACCGGATGGTAAGTTAGGATTTGGTGGATCATGTTTTCCAAAAGACATTAATGCATTTATGTCCATGGCAGATGATTTAGGTGTTGATATTCCAACCATTAATGGCGCCTGGGATACAAATCTAAATGTTAGGCCGGAAAGAGATTGGGAGAAATTAGAAGGAAGAGCTATAGTAAAAAAAGAGTCAAACAATGGAATATGATATAATAGGATTTTGTTCAGAAAATTATAAAGCATGTTATGATTTTTCAATTGAATCATGGTTAGCTACAAAGGCACGAAAAATTTACATTTATACAGACGGCTGGAGTGATGATACAAGAAATGGAAGAATAGAATTTATTAATATAACTCAGAAAGATACTGAATGGGTAGTAAATACAGGTAAGAAGGTTGATTGTATACTAGATTATTGGGATAGAGAAGATACATTAGATAATTTTTGCTTTTTAGACGTAGATAATTATATCGTATCTGACATATCAGAAGTATTTGATATAATTGAGACTATAGGATTAACACGAATATATACAAGAACGACAAGTGCTGGTAATGTGTTTTTCATAAAAAATGAAATATCAAAAAAGTTTTTAGATGAATGGGCAATAAAACAGCAAGAACATAAACAAAGTAAAGATTGGACAGGTCATCATGGTACAGCTTATGATCAATGGTCATTGCATGAAATTACAACTAAAGATTTAAATGTACATAAAAAATATGATGTTGCTGAGAATCAATATAAAATTACTTCATTGACAAATGAGATATGGAATTGCGAACATGATCGAGTAGATGCATGGATGCAAATGATTACAGACAATGATTGTAAAATTTTACATTTTAAAATGGGATATTGGAAAAATCATAATCTAGTTAATGCCATTAAAAATATAATATGAGATACTACATTTTATATCCAGGCAACACAGAAGCCGATACCGTTAATTCTATCAATCAATTAGGTGACCAATCATTCAAAACATTTTGGGCACAGAGAGGATTTAATATATTAATGAAAGCGGTAGAACAACATCATGCCGATCTAGATCATTTTATTATTAAAGATGAAAAGGGAAAGGGATATTCAATTGAAGAATTTTTAGATAAAATTAAGACCCTTAAAGTTAGAATTCAAAATTAATTACTACATATTTATATAAAATTAATCAATAAAGGAGTTTATATATGTATACACGAAAACAGATAGAAGCCGCTGTTAAAGCAAAAGGCTATGTTTGGTTTGAAGATGCTAACAATAAAGGCTACGATGTAAATATTGTAGGTGTTAGGAATTCTGAAACTAATGGAAAAGTCACAAATGCATTTGATGACAAAATTACAATATCATACAAAGTAGATGGAGAATGGTGCTTTGAATGCTTTAATTGTACTACCGATCCAGGATCACATTGGGTTGAAAACATAATGAGAAAAGAAGGGGTCGCTGTATTAAAACCAGGCCAATATAGAAAATCTCATAAATTAAGATTACATCAAGGTAAATATCTTGCATTAGGTCAACAAAATCCTGTAACTGTTTATAGAGATAATAATCGTGATGATAATTATGATTTAGATGATAACAATACACAAACAGGAATATATGGAATTAATATTCATAGAGCTACTGGCAGAGCTGGAAAGAAATCTACTCAAGTTGATAAATGGTCAGCAGGTTGTCAAGTAATTGCTGATAATGATGATTGGCATTGTTTCTTGGACATATGTCAACAAGCAAGAGAAACATGGGGAAATAATTTTTCATATACGTTAATTGAGAGCAAAGACCTTGTGGTATGATAAAACTAAAAACCATATTACAAGAAAGAAAGGTATTATCAGTATTTGATTTTGATGATACTATTGCTCTTACAGATTCTTGGATATATGTCATGAGGGCTGGTAGAGAAATAAAAAAATTAGATCCGGCACAATTTGCAGTATATAATCCAAGACCAGGTGAAACATTTGATTTTAGAGATTTTGACAAAAAATTAAGAAATCCAAGATTGATAAGACAAAATGCACAATTGTTAAAGAAACAATTAGATAAAGCCAGAAGAGCATCTAGAGGCTCAAGAAAGGTTACTATATTAACTGCAAGAAGGTTAGGACAGCCTGTAACAAGTTTTTTCAAATCAATAGGATTAGATGCATATGTAGTTCCATTAGGAAGTAGTAATCCATTAGATAAAGCAAATTGGATTGAAAAGCAAATCAAGAAAGGATATGATACAGTTTACTTTATGGACGATTCTCCTAAAAATATAAGAGCTGTAGATAACATGTTGAGGCGATATCCAAATGTAAGATCATTAACTAAATTGATTAAGGAAGTAGAAGAAAATGTAGCTCCTAATCATGATGGTAAAGCAGCTCCATATGGGTCTGGATATGATGAGATAGATGAACTGGTAACAGATTCTCATATTATTTGTAATAAATGTAAATGGGCATGGACTAAAGCATCTGGAGGTGATGATTTATATAATTGCCATAAATGTGGCCATGACAATACTCCAGTTAAAGAAAATTTCGCAGATGGAAAGAATCCAGGTAGAAAAGGAATATCCAAAAGAGTTGGCATCCCAAAAGGAGCTACTTTAACTCAATTAGCTAAACTAGCAAAAGCCAAAGGTGAAAAGGGCAGAATGGCTAGATGGCAATTAAACATGAGAAGAGGTAGAAAGAAGTCAAAAAAATAGGTTATTTGAAATATTTTTGTTATATTATTATATGAAAGAAAAAATAATAAACACAGTAGTCCATACAGCAGCATTTTTTAATTTAGAATTAGATATGTATTCTATTACATTGTCCAATCGTATGAATGTACCTTCATCTATTAAAAATGGTGTATATGTTATTGAATCTAAAGATAATATTGTTTATATAGGAAAAGGCACTGTACGTGATAGATTAAAAACACATATTGAAAAGATATCAGGAAAATTCCATACAGCCAAAGACACGACTGGATTCAAGATATTAAGAGAGACTACGAATATAACAGTAGGTGAATGTAATGTCCATTATATGGACTGTAAGACTGAAATTGATGCAACTGCAATGGAAGGAGCATTGATGAAAAAATTAATGCCATTGGCAAATAACGAAACATATAAAACAAAATTATTATGAGTAAATTTAAAATAGGCGATAAGGCCATTAAACCAAAAGGGTATAAATTTCCATGTACAATAGTATCAATATTTGAAACAACATCAGGTGATATAAGAGTTGTGGGTGAATTAGATGAATTAAAAATGTTACATATATTCAATGAAAGACAATTGGAACATTGCCCAAAAGCTTTTTTTGAAAATCCATTACAAGTAGACTCAGATATCATTGAAGGTACCAAACCAAGTAATTTATGAGTAAATTTTTACTAAGTATAGCATTATTCTTTTTTGGACAAACATTAATCTGGTATCAAACTAATGGTCAATTTGTTTGGAAGTGGGCTAAAGACCATCCATTTGCAATGGCATGTATATTTGCTGTACCCATATCATATGCATTTATCATTGCAACTAAATTAGTAGTAGGTTATTTTGATGGATTACTATGGCCTGGAAGATTTATAGGATTTGCAACTGGAATGATTTCATTTGCGATCTTGACTTCTATTTATATGGGTGAAGCAATAACTCCAAAAACCGCCGTTTCATTAATATTAGCAATTACATTAGTTAGCATTCAAATTTTCTGGAAATAAGTTTCTACAGCATATTTATATTAAAATAAATAGCAGACAATATATGGAACCAGTAAAAGTATTTAATAATGTTATAATAGGACAATTTGTATTAACAGGTGTCCCAGTTAAGGTATATGTTTATAGTAGATATTTAACTATTACAGATGCAGATGACATAGACGATCCAATATATGGATTTGGTATGGATGAAGATGGAGATATGATGCAATTTGATTATCGCGAAGTTGACCATCTTTTAGTTGCAGGTAATAGAATCGATTTAGAAACATACAATACAGGTATGGGAGCGACAGAAGAACCAGAAGGCGAAGAAGAAGAGAAAGAAGAGGAAGATGATGAAGAAAAGAAAGAAGAAGCCAAATATGATGATTTTAATGAAAAAGCTGTGAAATTAGGAAATATTCTTAAAGAGATGAGTCAAGATGAATCAGTTAATGAAGCTGAAGAATTCAAGAAGGGTACTAAAATAGCAATTAAAAGTCCAAAAGGGAGATCCCATAATGTTGATATGTATATCGTAAAATATACTGGTGATGGATATTTTTATACTGATGCTGGTGAAAGAAGTTCTAAATGGATAGATGAGGAAGACCTAATGAAACTGCTCAAAACTAAAAAGGCAGTTGTTGAAGGCAAATTAAATGAATATCATGCATTTAATCAAATTAAATCAAATGGATATACATTTGGTGTAGGTGATATAGTTAAAAATAAAAATAAATCATGTCCACATCATGGTTCAATGGGTATTGTTAAAAAGATAATGGACTTACCTGATAATACGGGAACAGTAGCAATTTATACAGTTACAAACTCAGGACCAACATATAAGCCAGGAATGTCATTAACAAAGACAATCGATCAACTAGAACCAATACAAAAACCAGATGCTGTAACAGATGATGTTAATGAAAAAATATAAGAAATAACAATGGCAGATCATGATAAAAAGATAAAATTAGCTGATCTAATTAAAGGTACAGGATATGAAGAAACTCCTAAGGAAGTTAAAAAGTATTCTGATATACAATTAGCCCCGGGTAAGAAAATAGTACTACAAGCACAGACTAATGAAAATGAAAGAGGCTTAATTGTAACTTGGAGAAAGGATGGCGGATATGATGTTGCATATTGGTATGACAAGCCAACTAATATAGTACCAGCAGAATTGAAAGGCGATGGCAAATCGTTTGGAGATATTAAAAACGTATATTTAGGGTATCACCCGGAGTTAGATGATGACAAAACTTATTAAATTATTAAAAGAAGCCAAAATAAAAGGTGCAGATGGTAAGGCATGTTGGGACGGTTATAGATATGCCGGAACTAAAGATGGTAAAGACAAATGTGTTAAAGTGAGTGAATCATTAGGATTAGAAATGTGGGAACACTCTCAACCAGTATTATGGCAAGAAGCAGAATACCAAGGTAGAAAAGTTAAATTAGGCAAAGTTACTAGAGGAGGCTCAAAAAAGTTTCAAGTATATGTAAAGAATCCAAAAACAGGAAATGTTAAAAAGGTATCATTTGGAGACACAACTGGATTAACTATTAAAACAAAAGATCCAGCTAGAAGAAAATCATTTAAGGCAAGACATAATTGTGATACAAAGAAAGATAGAACCAAGGCCGGATATTGGTCATGTAGAATGTGGGCTGGTCCAGATTCTGTAAAAAATATGTTGAAGAAGTAATATGAAAAAATTAAAGGACTTATTAAACGAATCATTATCAGAATTTGGATTAGATACTTATAAAATTGCAGATAGTTTTACTCCGCAAGAGCTCAAAAAATTAAAAGCAGATGGGAAGATTTCGGCTGAATCATTAAATGGCGCACTTGAATTACAAAGAGGTTGGAAACAACGTCATCCATCAATGACAGTAGGTGGAGGTAATTATAAACAAGATATGTTAAAGAAATTAAACAAAGTAAATGAAGCTGAATTCAAATTTAAATCTATATCAAAGGCCTTAGATTATATACAAGACTTAAGAGGTCAGTCCATGGACTTAGAACAAACTATGAGATCAACATTAGCTGATTTACAAGACGTTCAAATGGACATGGAACAAGAAGCTGAACCAGAAGGTGGTCCAATTGCAGATAAGTATGCAAGAGAAATGGCATATCATAAAAGGCAATATAATAAAACCAAAGCTGAATTTGAAAAGGTAATGGACGAGATAGAAAAATTTGATGCAAATTATATGGGATAATCATGATTAGACTAAAAAACATATTAACAGAAGCAGTACAACAAAAGTTTGAACAAGTAAAACTTAAATTCAAGTTTAAAGATTATGCACCTGCATTTGATGAGGAAACGATGAAGACTCATTACAATAAACATTATCAAGCATATATTGATAAATTGAATACAGCTATAAAAGAAGAAAATATTCCAGTAGTAATGGGAGAAGGAATGTCTGGAATAAGAACAATATTGAATTCAGTTTCACAATATTCAGATGCAGTAAGAAATAATGGTGGAGGATTTTATAATCATACATTATTCTTTAACAATTTAAATCCGAAAGATAAAGGCAAATTAATAGATTCGCCATTAGAAGAAGCTATTAAAGAACAATATGGAACTATAGAAAAGTTTAAAGCAGAATTTAAAGAAAAGGCATTAGGACATTTTGGTTCAGGATGGTGTTGGTTATTAAATAATAAAGGACAATTACAAATTGTTACAACATCTAATCAAGACAATCCACTTATGGACATAGTAAAGGCACCAGGAGATATACTTATAGCTTTAGATTTATGGGAACATTCATATTATTTAAAATATAAAAATGACCGTGGCAAATATATAGACGCGTTCTATAAATTGTTATGTTGGAAATCAGCTAACAAAAGATACTTAAAAGATCAATATTAAAAAAGGAGACCATTAAATGGCATTAAAAAAAGGAACACGAGTAAAAAAGGCAGTTAAAAAGATTTTAGACAAAACAACTGTTGATGAAAAAGTAATTGGACATGTAAACAAAAATAAAGGTTTATATAATACAATTTTATGTTACACAAAATGTTATGGTGGCTATCTATTAGCAGTAGGAGCCGGATGTACATTTGGTATAAACATTTGGATAGGACTAGGATTACTAGTTGCTGCCGGAACATGGGGATGGTTGTCTACATGTGGTTGTAAATTATGCAAGGGCGGTGATGGTTCTTGTTGTAAATAAGAAGTAACATGGAAAAATATATTTACAGAGCAAAATTAGATAGAGTAGTTGATGGTGATACCATCGATGCAATGATAGATTTAGGATTCAACACTTGGGTAAAAAGACGTATTAGATATATGGGACTTGATACTTGGGAAAGTAGGACAAGAGATCTTGATGAAAAGAAAAAAGGTTTAGCAGCAAAAGCTAGAAATAAAGAACTACTTGAAAAGGTAAGTTCAAAGTCTGGTTTCTTTAGAATAAAATCTCATGGTACTGGAAAGTATGGTAGAGTATTAGGAGAAATATTTATACAAGATATTGATGGTAAACAATATAACATTAATGAGACTCTTAAAGCAGAAGGACATGCTTATGAGTATCATGGAGGAAAAAAGAAAGTATTTACAAAAAAAGGAGAGTAGTTATGAACTGGATAAACAGTTGGA